CCCTCGATTGTCAACCGACACATCGACTTGTGCGTATCGTGGAGAAGTTTGCCCTCCTTTGAGAATAAGCTCGTCAACGATTGCACCGCTGAATCCGCTTTTCGCTTCATCAGCCAGCCGCTCGGCTACTTTCTCTCGGAGGAGTTCTGTTTTTCTAAGGATTTCTTGTTTGTAATCAGCCAGCTCTTTCATAGCTCGGTTGATTTCACTCGTTGACAATCCGAATGAGATAACTTTTCTACCCACTGACAGTCACCTTGCTTATCGCAACCGATACGCTGTTCAAGCTCTTGGCTACCTTCTTGACGATATAATCGTGAGGAGTAATGACCTCACCATCATCGTTCGTAACCAAAGCCCCGGTTTCATCAACCTGTGGCGTTTTATCGACCCATAGCACTGTGTACTCGTCAATAGGGGGAGCGTCCGTCCCCATGACAATTACCTTGTCATAGCTCTCGCTTTCTCCAAACTGTCGGGTGCTTGTTTCACCCTTGGCGGCAGAGATATTAGCGGAGAACTCTACCGGGTTGTCTCGAATGATTTCATATTCCCCTGTAACATTTCCGTATTCGTCCGTCTTAGGGACTTTCTCTTTGTACAGAGCGTAGAAGAATTTGCTCTTGTTTCGTTCCATCATTCTCATTTAATCACCCCCACATGAGGAGTAACCACCTTGAGCATTGAGGACGGAATATCAGCATTTTCATAGCTTCGAGAGATACCGTTCTCGGAATGAGAGGTCTGACCCTCCGCACCACGCTTGTTCAGCATATAAGCGGCAATCTCGCATTGGAGAGTGTCATACTGTGCCGGAACTTCCGTTACGCTGGAATCATACGGATATGCTCGATTGATGATTTTACGACCAGCCAGTTTGAGATAGGTGGACAGCACTTCGTCACTGTCCGAACCACCGACCATCGCTTTGAGAGCAATCAGCTTTTCTTCCTCGGTCATGTTGTCCACCTCCTTTACTTAGGCAATCTCGTAGAAACCTTCGGCCTTCGGGTTGGTCTTAGGCTTACCAACGATGTAGCCGTTGTCGGTCTTAGCGTAGTAAACCTTGCCCTCGGAAACCGTAGTGTCCGCAGTGGCAGTAGCAGTACCCTTGAAAATCTTGACTGCCTTGGTAGCGTCAGTCAGAGCCGCAAGGTAATACTTACGAGACCAAATAGTGTTCTGACGAATATCGCCGTTACGGTCAGTCTCAACCTCGACACCCTTCTTATTGAAGATGGTAACTGCCTGTCGAGTAGCAACCACGATAGTACCCTTCGTAGCGTCCTTCTTGGTGTAGATGTTCACGCCGCCAACAGTACCGATGTAGCCAGCACGAGCGAACGCTTCCACATACTTGAGGTCTTCTGCGAGGTTCTTACGAAGCTCGGCAGTATCGCCCGGGTGTACGAAAGCGAAAGTCTGCGGAGCAACTTTCTCCGGCTGATTGTCAGTGCTTTCGATGTTCAGATTGGCAACAGCGTCCACAAATGCGGCGAAGTCAATCTTCGCAGTAGGAACGACCATCGTAGCCTTCTTGAACTCGCCGTACACATCGCCGTTTACGGTATTGAACATATCAGTACCCATGTGACGAGTGCCGACAGGAACGAGCATAGGGTCAGTCATTTCCTGTTCGTCATAATACTGGAACTTGTTCTGTGCGAGCTGAATCTCGTACTCCTCCGGGGTGAAAGAAACCTCAATGCTCTTGGTGTTACCTTCGCCCATTTTCAGCTTCTCCGTACCAGCGGTAGCCTTGTAGACGTTAATCTTGCGCTTCATACCAGCAGTACCCACGAGAGAGTTATCAACAGTACAGAACTGCTGTAAATCGAGGTGGGAATTGAACTGGTCTTCTACCTCGTTGGAGAGATAGAAATTGTCATAAATCTTATGAGCCATTACTCATTACCTCCTGTATCGTTATTGGTGTAGAGGGCTTTGTAGTCCTCGGGATTCTTCACAGAATAGTCATAACGCTCCTGTGGAGACATTTTGCGGAGCTTCTCAAGGGTCATTGTCTTAGAATCTCCGTCCGGGGTCGGTTTCGGTGTATCTTTAAGGGCTTCCGCACGAACCTTCTTCTCGACATTCTCAAGATGTTTCTTCTGATTGGCGAAGACCTTCTCGGTATCACCATCAGCCATTGCTTCTGCGGTAGCGTCAGCCAGCTTCTCCTCGTAACCCATGCCGAGCAACTTTGCCTTGAACTTGGAAACTTCGCTTTCACGGAGCAGTTTGTCGTACTTGGACTGTAACTCCTCACGTTCCTCCTGTTCCTTCTGCTTTTTCTGCTCGTCCTCGGTGAGCTTTTCATTCAGCTCCTTCTTCTTAGCCGCAAGCTCGGAAGCTGTCTTATCGAAAATATCCTTCTTTACATATCCGCTGTAATCGGGGTCTTCTGTCTCGAACGCTTCAAGAGCGGCAATTTTCTGTTCTGGGGTCATGTCGGCATAGCCGTCAATCTTGCTAATGTCAATTTTTGCCATGTTGAAATCCTCCTGTCTTTTAATGTCTTCTGTGACAATGTTTGCGGTTTAAGTCTTCTCTGACTATTGCGATTTAAGGCTTCTCTGCCTATATTCACAGCGGCTTACCGCTTAAATATCGTTATTGTCCGGGTCATTATCATCGTCCCCGGAATCATCGGGAGTGGTCTTCTTAGCCAGTTCAGCGGCTTTCTCCTGTTGCTCCTCGTAATACTTCATGCTCATGTTGTAAGCAGATTCAGCGTCAGAGAACATTCCGCTATGCTGGAACGCCAACTGTGGGTGAATCTTAGGCTCTTGAAGCATGGAGATAAGGACTTGAGATTTACTCTGAATGGCTTCGTAGTTACGGCGAGTGAACTTCATATCAATATCACTCAACTTGAGCGTGAGACCGCCGAGGTCTCGACAGATACGAAGAACCAGCTTGAGCATTTTCTTTTCTGCTCGCTTGAAGACATTCTCGCTGTCCTTTGCTCGAGCTTCTGCGTCAGACCAACCATCACGGAGCAACACGGCAGAACCAGTATCACTCGTGGAAGAACCGCCGTTACGGTTCGGCATACCGCAGATAGTGAGCATTGCGTTGTAGTAATCGTCCTTGAGGGTCTGCGATTGTGTCTGATTCAGCTCTGTGGTGACTACACCAACATCAGCGGCTTGTCCGTCCACGGACTTCACCTTGATTGCGCCGAGCTGTAAGAACTCCTCGTATTCCTCCTTGGTAATGTCGCAGTTAATGAACTTAATAAAAGCCTGTACCAACTGCTCCATACCGTCCATACGGTTACTTTCCACATTGTTGATTGCGTCCAGTAGAGGAAGCACAATCTCAAAAGAACCGAGACGAGCATTGTTTCCCGGGTACTCGATAATCGGAATCATGTCGAGGGCATGAGGTTTGGATTCCACCAAAATGTCTCCGTCCACGAGGTAATAGCGATTCTCGGTGTAAATCGAGTAGTGGAAAATCTCGTTATCGTCCTTGCTGTACTTAACCGCCATCAGCGGCTTGTTACCGATTTCGTTTGAATACACAACGAAGGTGTCTCTCGGGTCGAGAGTGTAAAGCTCAAAAGGAGCTTCGTCTTCCTCACCCGGTTCATCGGGAAGGACAAGACGGAACGCTGTACCACAAATCATCTGCCACTCAACAAGCTCTTGGTCTTGAGCGGCTTTGTCCTCTGCGAACATATACTCGTTGAGGGTGTTAATCTGCTTTACGATTTCCTCGCCACCATTACGGCTGACGTACTGAATCGGTTCGCCACACAGATACCCAACCTTGAAGGACACGATTTCGTTTGCACGATTTTCGGTAATCTTATTGCAGATTTCGGGGCGAACGTCTTTGACACGGTTTCTGATTGGCTGGTCTCCACGGTAATACTTCCACAGGTAGTCAATCTCACTGCGGTTCAACTCGTGAGTAGCGAGAGCCTTACGGAGAACATCGACCACGTTTTCGTCCGTGATTTCTGTTACGCTGGTCTTGATAATGCGCCGACCGCTCATAAATCGTGTCTGACTTAGATACTTCGGCTTGCTCTCGTCAATTTGATGTGCCACGTTCCTTCCTCCTTTCTGCATACAAAAAATGGGTGCATGACTGCTTGAGGTCTAAATTACCTCGTGCAATCATGCACCCATTCAAACTCGTTCTTTTTACCATATCATAATACCACAAGATATAGTAGAAGTCAATACGCTAACACACTATATGTTGATAATTATGTGAAAAGTGTGGATAACTCATACGACCTGTGTTACCACGGTCTCTGAAATACCTCAACCTTTGCGCCGGACAGACTTTGTGCAAACTCTGCCAGCATAGCCATACCATCGGGAACATCATCGTGCTTGTTTTTACCAGCCACGGTGTAAGAGCCGAGCATATCCATCATGCGACCGTAATCACTTTGACGTTTATACAGGCTATCGTCTTTGAACAGGCAGTGTTCCTTAACCCATGCACTGTTGACGATGATTTTTGTCTCCTTATTAGCAGTAGTGAACTTGGTCGTAATGCGAGTGATACCTCCACGCTTCTTAACCTCGTTCTGCACCTTTTCGGCAACACGACCACCAGCAGAATTGCTCTCGAAACGGCACATTTTGACCTTACAGCGGAGCAGTATGTCCACCAATCGAGCGTCAACGATATTCGGTAAGCTGTTATCACAGACGCAATCGTCAATGTAGTAGTCATTACCGTACACATACGCCGCCGGGAGGAAAGCGTAGTCAGAACCCTTATCCTTGGTATCGCAGATACCGATGATAGCGTCCGGGTCTTCTGCTGGAAGCTCAAAATATCGGCGCAGTTCGTCCACATCGTAGAGCAGACCCTCACGCTCGATAGGCTGATTCATAAACAGAGCCTTGAAAGACGCTTCATCAAGGTTGTTCCTCATATCCTCGAAATAGTGGCGGCTGAATCCGACACCGTAGGTGTAATTGAAATTACTTTCACCGTCTGCGTCCAGTGCCGGAAGGACAATGAACTTCGCTCGGGAATCACCACCGTACTGATTCTCCAATCGACCGATAACATCGTGGACAGACCATCGGGTAGCGATATGGATTTCCTTCGCACCTTCCTTTTTTCGAGATTTAAGGTCATTGGTGTAGGCACTCCACAGCTTATCCAATCGCTCCTTACTCATAGCTTCCTCAATGCCGGAACACAAGTCATCGGCGTAGAGGATTTTGTCACATCGGGTAGCACCAGTCAGTGAAGCATTGATTGCTCGACAGGTGAGTGTAGAGAATCGGTGCTTCTTGTGAAGGTCAATGGTTTCCTCCTTGGAGTTCGTTGCCGCCATCTTTACTCCCGGGAACACATCAGCCCACAGGTACTCGCTGTCGGTGATAATCTGATACACACCATCATAGAAGGAGCGTGTCAGCATACCCGAGTGAGCAGAAGCAAGGGACTGTGAATCCGGGAATCGACCCATGACCCACGACAGGAAGAAGATACCGAGAGTGGACTTACCAGTACCGGGCGGCATGGAAATCGTAAGTAAGTCCAGCCTATCGTCAATCAAATCTTGCATTGCCTGTACGACAGGGTGCATGACCTCACGGCGAGGGACATAGAACTTCTTGTCCGGCTCACGTTCCCATTCGACATAGAGTAGATAGCTTTCAAAATCAAACGGAGCGGCGGCAAGCAGAACCTTCTTGTGAAGCATGAACAGGGAGCGAAGCTCCTTGTCTGTTTCAGACTGCGGAATCCGATTCTCGATAATGTCTGACAGCTTTTTCAGATACTCCACGGATAGGGGAATGTCTGTCTTCTGTGTCTCGAGACAGATATGGTATAAATCCTCATAAGCTCTGACCCCTTCCGGGGTCTTTTTGATTTGCCCGAGAATTTTTTCAAGTAACTCTTTCATAAATACCTCCAAACAAAAAGAGAGTGCGTCACCGTTCAGAGAATTAAATCTCTGTGCGATAACGCACCCTCGTCATTAAAATCTTTTTCTTCGTTTTCGTTTCCCTCGGTGGTGAGACTGCTCATTCATTTTCACAATCTCATATAGTACCGCAAAGGGAAATATCAATATTGCCAGCACCCACATAGGCTCATTCCTCTGTTAATGGGATTTCGACCTTCTCGCCGCCGGATAGCTCCACCGATACGGTAGAATCATCGTCAAGCTCGAACAGCCACACCACATCGGCGGTCGTGCCACTCTGCACATTGGAATCACACTGCACATAACCGTTGGTTCTGTCACCTGTCGGGACAAGCGGTGACAATTCGACACCGTTCTGAAATGCTTTGACCGACACTTCATCAGCCGGGACAGCAGTTTCGGAGCTGTCGTTGGTGTACTGCGTATAGACAGCCACACAATCGTACTGCTCGAGAACAGTGAGTTTTTCTCCGCTGACATACGAGACCTTGTGTTGTGGTTCAGCTCCACACCCGGAGACCGCCAGCATAAGCACTCCGGCAAGCATAATAGATAGCATTTTCTTCATTTCTACACCTCCAATGGGAGAATCGGGGAGTGTACGCCCTGTACCCAGCTCATGTCTCCGTATTTGTACTTGCCCTCATAGAAGGGGCGATTAGATAGGATTCCTCGAATGGTGGACGGCTGAAATCTCTTGCCTTTTCGGGTTCGATACCCACCATCGTACAGAATCTCGCAAATGTCCAGCAAAGAGGTGTGATTCTCGTCATGCTCTCGGAATATCGTCTCCACGATAGGGCGTTCTTCCGGGTTTTGCATGAGCATACCGTCTACGCAGTAATAACCATACGGCTTGTTGCCGCCGGAGTACCCACCGCACTGTGCCTTGAGAGACCGCCCACGCCCGGTACGCAGAGCGATGTTCTTTCGCTCCTGTTCCGCAACGAACATCAGCAGAGAACGGTAGATGTTGGCAAAATCGTCACCTTCCGAGAAATGCTCCTCGGTAGACAACAGCTTCACATTCCGCTTCTCGAGCGTGTAGAAGTAATAGAAATACAATTTTGTGTCACGAGCAACACGGTCATTTTTGAACACAATCACGGCTTCATGTGCCGGGAGCTGGTCTGCATTGTAGAGAATCTTGTCCAGTTCCGGGCGGTTGTCCTTCGCACCGCTGATTGTATCGGTCAGCCAGCACACGATTTCAAAATCATTCCTGTTGGCGTAATCTGAAATCGCCTGTTTCTGTACCTCGATACCGTATTTATCGTCCGCAGACTGTTCCTCCGTAGATACACGGATATAACCAATCGCTTTCACGAGATATTCACCTCCTCAAGTAGTAAAAGTAGTAGAAAATCAAAAATTGCGGTAACTTTTGCTATATATGCGTGTACTAAGAGGAAGTTACACGCAAAATGCTGTTTTCAACTACTTTAACTACTTCAATCCTTCTTTTCGTAGGTGAGAACGATGTTATAACCGAGAGCGTCCATCATTTTCACGAAGGTATCGTTCACGATTCCACCATTCTTCTTGAGAACTCGGTTGATGTACTGTCCAGTAGTGCCGATTTCTTCACCCAACTGCTGTTGTGTCTTTCCAGCTTCGAGGAGCTTCACCTTTACATCAACTTCAATGTTATTCTTAACCATGTTTTGACCTCCTATATGTTGTTTGTGATACGAGTATAGCACGAGAAAGGGAGATTGTCAACACTGATAGGATAAGAAATTATCTTTTATAGGGTCTTTTTATTTTTTGAGAATATTCAGCGTACTCCCTCGCCCGGTTTCGCCCCTTGTCAATCCCCCCGGGGGGGG